TCTAAGTTATTACCTAATATGACTGGTTGAGCCAATCCTTTTTTATCTTCAAATTCAAATCTTGAATCTGCATCTCTAGCATCTACTCCTAAGTATATTTTTTTAGCATCTAATCCAATATAATCTTCTGCATCTATATTTACATCTCTACTCGATATACTTAAACTTTCTTTTGAAGTCATAAATATATCATCATCCTTAGCGTTAAATACTAATCTACCAGAGTTTAAAATAATCTGTTTACCTTTATAGTATTGAGATAATGTTGGTTTTTCAACACTAGATTCTAGTTTAGTTCTAACCTGCTCTAAAGGTACTATATGATCAGATGTCATATATATACTTGAGTCATCTTTATTTATATCTTCAGAAGTAAAAAACGTATCGTCTTTGAATGCTCTTCCGTTATTTATAATAGTATATGGTTTTCCGTCATTCTCAGCAGTACTAAGATCGTTGTTACTTCCTTTATAGCCTCCTAATCTTATCGAATTACCGAATCTACCGTCTAATAAAGTATCCCCGCTATTAGGATAGAGAACGTTAACGTTTAATTCTTCTATATCTTCTCCAAGATCTGTTTCTACTCTTTCTTCAGATTCTCCGTCAGGAGCACTATTATGACTAACAGCGTTCCATACTGATACTACTCTACCGTAAAAGGTCTTGTATTCGCTATCACTTCTTTCTTCATCGTCTCTAGGACCTGTGATAATTTCTACTATTTCGTTTTTAAGCGGATAAGTTCTTAAAGAGCTGTCTATAGGGTAAGCGGCAAATAAGTTAGATGGGTCTATGTTAAAATTATCTTCATCAAATATATTATACTTAATTACTCCTACGGTTTTGTATATTTCATACTCCGGATGTTTATCATCTAGAATAACATCATATACTCTACCTAGTTTAATATTAGGTGATGAAGGTACTAGTGGTTGGCTAGATCCCTTTAAAATACTTAAAAGGCTCATTTACTCTTCTTCTTCTGGTTTATCTACTTCTTCGATTTCTTGATCTAAAGCTTCTTGTTCTTCTAAAAGATCTTGAAGCTCTGATAGATCGAACTCATCTGAATCTCCTTTAGCTGCTGCTGTTTCAATACGTTGAATTACCGTCGCTAATTTAATTAAATGCTCGTCATTCTTTACTCCTATCTCCATATATTCTTTAATCATAGGAACGATTAAAGTAGCATCTCCTATATTTTCAATAAGAGGTTTTAACTCACCTATAAGGCCTTTTACTTGTCCTTTAGTTTCTTTTGAGTTATCGTAAATTTCGCTAAATAGATCAGATAATGTTTTTTCTCTAAAAATTACTTTATCTAAGCTCATAATATTTTTATTATAAATATCGTATTAGATATTATTGGTCAAATAACCTAAATCATAAAGCTTTTGATAATTCTTTTTGAAGTTCTCTTTAAGTACAGTTACAACCTTAGTAAGCTTAGGGGTGTCGCAATCTGTCATCTCTCGTATGTAGATATATAGAGCTTTCTTTTTAAACATATCTAAGTCGTGTCTTTTTTTAAAAATAGTAAGAACGGCGTCAGCTATCTTTTTATCTTCTGGTTTAAGAAACATTTCGTCTAGATTATCATACATATGTTCTACCCATTCGTCTATGAAATTAGATAAGGTTTTAGAAGACGGTTTATCTAAATTAAGATCTTCTTCGTATGATTCTTCTATATCTCCAAAATTTCCTATCTTTTTTAACTTCTTATAGTTTTTATTATTGTAGTTAATTAACCATCTTTTAACAATGGTACCAAAATAAGAATATGCTTTTGCTCCATTAGTAGGGTCAAACTTCATTATCTTTTCTTCTAAAAGAACTGATACTAATTCGTGTTTTAAGTCTTCTATCTTATCTACATCTGTGTAGTAAAACTTAAACGTATGTATAATATTTTCGGATAATTTGTAAAAAGGAAGATAAATATGTTCTGTAAAGATCTTATTTCTATAATCTTGATCTGTAGAGTTATTATATTTTACTATATATTCTTCTGTTTCTTTTGTAAAGTAATTAGCTTTTGCTCTCTTCCTGGCCATAATTTTCTGGGAGCATATAGTTGTTTAGTTGCTCCTGCACTGATTTCATTTGGTTAAAAAATTCACCAACTTCATCATCGCTTTGAAAGACCCCTCGTTCATCGAGATTTTGTAAGTGTTGTTTTGATTCTCCTATTATATTAGAGATATTTTGAAGATATCGTACTTGATCTTGTGTTACATCTTCATATGCCTCTACTTTTAACATGAGGTTTCTAATAATATATGCTAAAACTATTAAAGTTACAACTAAAATTGCAATAATAACGTTATATACTGTAAAAATTTCCATCATCTATAATTTATCTAACATATTTTTAAGGCCTGGTGAGGAATTTACACGTTTTCCTGTAGAGGCCTGTGTTTTCTTTACTTTTGGTGTAGCACCACCGGTAGTTCTTAACCAGATATCGTATTCTACCTTAGAAGCCATGAAGTCTGCCATATGTAGAACATATACGATATTAGTTTTCATCCTAGAATTAGGGTTATGACTGTAAAAGTACGCTTCATTAGCTTTATCAAACACTCCATCATGCAGTCTGATACCTAAAAACTCGTTATGACTAACCTGGATACCGAATTTCTGTAAGATATATAAAGATCTATCTGGTATAAGCATAAAAGGTAGGTCTGGGTTATAAGTATACTTCTCAAATAACTTATCTTGCCTCCATTTATCGGTCTGAACTTCATAATTATGAGTATCTCCATCACCTAACTTACCTAAGTCATGGAATATAGCTGAGAATACTAGTTCTTCATCGGTAAAATCTATAGTCCCACCCATTTCTTCGTATAGTCTCTTAGACTTTATAGCATACTCTACTACTCTATTAACGTGATCTACATATCCACCTGGTATAGCGTTGTGATGCCATGATTTCCCACTAGCAGGAGCCATGACATAAGTTTCTCCAATGTGTTCTATAAGTTTTTTACAAGATTCTTTACGATCTCCTATATAAGTATCGATAATTTTAAGATGTTTCTCGTAATTTGAATGGATTTTATCCGCCGTTAATGTCATATTAGATTAATTACTATAATTACTATATTTATTTATATATCTTTATATATTTATATATACCTTATTTATTAAATATTTTAATATATAATTAAGATAATGATAATTTTGCAGAAGATCAACTATTTCAATAAAAAGTTTTGAGAAAAGTTCCTAACTACCGTATGTTCCCCTGCTTCCCACCATACTTCTATGCTAAGTTTAAGAGTTTCTCCGGAGAGAGTTGGATCTACTCCAATAATCTGCCTTAGTATAACTTTATCTCCTGTGAATTTACCGAAAACCTCCCTATCTGCCGAGTCTATTTCATCATATCCATATGAACTCTGGATATAATACTTAAGATTCCCTGAATAATACCCGGATACTGCTGGAATTCCGTTATATCTCCATTGAGGAGACGTAGGAGTAGCGTGAACTTCAACGGTAAAGTATTGAATTTTAGGATTATTTTCATCAATATCGAAGGAAAATGAGTTAGTTTGTAGTATAGGTTTTATCGTAGCCGTACACTCTCCACCTATACATGTAGGACCGACGGGGGTTTCGGGGGTGCATGAAAGGAATAATGCGTAGCCCGCCGCGCAAAACGCGCGAAGTTGCACCGAAATTTTTCTAGTTATCATTTTCCCCAGTATAACGTTTACCTAATCTTTCGATTACGGCTTTCGCCTCATCTACAGTCATCTTGAAAAACTCTCTTTTATTGTTGTGTCTAAAAGCTTCGCAGTATTTATGTACTTCTTGTTCTAATTCAATACCGTTATAGCATGCAAATGCCCAAGCTACTTCAAAGTCTTCGGCAACTCCGGTAGAGGCATTGATTTGTTTGACTCTCTTTTCAGGTAAATTCTTAGTATACCCTATTTTAATTAACCCAGGTATAGTAGCATTAGTAAGTACATATACGTATTGCTTAGTGGTATCTGGAGTATATGTGAGTCTATTAGATCTCGCCGTATAGTAAGTAACGTCTTCCCAGCCTTCTTCTGCGGTAAATTGGTCTGAAGTACTAGGAGTAATAGTATAGTATTTAATAGGCGAGTCGGTATAGTCCTCGGTGGCTTTGATTAAGTTTTTAGCTTTATCGCTAGATATTCGTTTTAGTCCCATATATTATAACCTTTATTATACTTTAAGATATGAATATTACCTCATATAAGCAACTTATTTCGGTACTTTTGATGTATTGTTGTAGATAGTATAGAGTCTATAGTATTCTTTACCACTAAACACCTTTCATATAACTCAAACTCTTCAAAGTACTTTCTTAATAGATCTAAGTTATGAACTAAAGTTGAAAGATCATACGATTCTCCTATAACAAATTTAGCTGCCTTGATATCTTCTATATCTAACCTTTCTAGATATCCAAATAACTTAGTAAAATACTTATACTTTACATTAGATCTTACCTTATCGTAATTCTTATAGTTATTCTTCATATATATATCATATCCATTACGGCATAGTTTTCCATACCTCTGGATACCATATTAAGAAGTACATACGGATTCTTTAAAGTATCTTCTACTCCATGCTCTTTATATACTTCTTCATCTCCTTGTTCAAAGAGTGAGAATAGAGTATGTGGGTCTAACTTATTCATTTAATATAAATAGGAAAATAAGTTGTTATTTCGAAATATTATTCTTATCTTGTATATATAAATAAAGGTTATGGACTTTTCAATTACATTTTTAGGAGACGGTATTTTATTAGGATGCACTTATTTTGGTAAAGACGATAGGATAGAAGAATATGATGATGAAGACTGGAATGAATTTAACATCTATCTATTATTAGTACAACTTAAGTTTAGATGGTGGTAAATGTATGCTTTACATAGAGGTTTTTTAGATCACTCTTTTTGTGACTATATAGCTAATAACTTCAAAGATTATTTTGATTACACTCCAAGAGGAGCATGGAACGCTTATACTATAAGAGATAAATCCCTATATAGCGATATTTTGCCGAATTTTTTTCCCCTGGTGGACTACAAATTTACCCCAAATTGGATCAATATAACTGAATATACAAAAGGTATAGGTTTAAGACATCACAAAGATAGTGAGTCAAGTTTAACCATAGTTAGTGAAATCAGTGATAACTATATAGGCGGCCGTTTTATTATTAATAAGAAGACATATATAAAGCTTAATAAAGGAGACGTTTTAACGTTCAATGGCTCTAGAGTCTTTCACGGGGTAGAGAAGGTAGAAAAAGGTACTAGATTATCTTTGAATATATGGACTAAACCTAAAGATACTCATCTTATCTAATAACAATATATAAATATATATTACTATATACTTAAAATCTAGCAGAAATATGTAAATAGGTTTAGGCAAAATCCCGCATATAACCAACATATAAGGGAACTTTACCGGCAGTGTTATTGCAAGGTGATATCGGCCTTAGGTCGACTTGATGTAGGAGTTGTATAGAGTTAGCAAGATTAGCCCTATAGTAGATCCCACTAGTACATTAATAGGATTATTTAACATATAAGCCAGTCCATATATGGCCATATCTATAAAGCCCATTACTATAAATAACATACCTACTAATAAGAGGGTACTGGATACTATTAATATAAGTCTTATGATACCTCTATTGTTCATATTAAATAGATTTAAATAGTTTCATTATACCTTTTACCGTCAATAGGAAGATAAGAGAATAAAAGATAGTAGTAGAGAATATAGCTACTGCTATACCTGTAAAAGAAAAGATGTTCATAAGTAATTCCATATATATAACCGTTTTAATTTACCTTAATATATGATTATTTTTTCGAATAGACAAGCTTTTACCTAATTATTTCCCCCCTATATAGGATAAAAAGAAGAGGGAGACAAAGGTCTCTCTATATTATCTCATTAAGTATATACAACCCTATACCTTCTTTCTATACATAATATATGTTTATATGTCTATATCTATATATCATTATATACTTATATCTTCTCTTCTATACTTCATATAAATACTTATATTGTATCCCTTTATCTCTCTTATATAGCTTATCTCTAATAGAGTAATAGATAGTTTATGTATATAGGTCTAACCAAAATCATATACTACCTCAGATACGCACAATACTGTCCATATATCTCTTTTGTATGTTAGAGTGGTTGGAAAGGTAGTGCAAAATTCGCGTGCCGAGTTGAGAAAAACGCCCCCACTCTCCTCAAATTCGCGCGGGACGGAAAAGAAAAAAGCCCCTTGAGGGGGCTAATCTTTTTACATGCTTTTGTTTCTTCCATGGAGCGTTTTAAGAACAGCTCAAAACTATTTAGTAGGAGTATAATATTCTTCTCCTTTTGTTTTTCTTTCTACTTTAAAGAAGTCCATTTTATATATAGGAAAGTTATAAGTAGTCTTCTGCTTCATCATATCAAACGAATAAGCTTTTAACTGAGTTTTAGTAACATGCTCTATATTCATACTAGCACCTAATAACGTACCTGACTCTTTAATACTATATGAAGGTCTATCTTTATTAACGCTATTGTAGTTCTCTATATCAAACTTTCTAACAGTACCGTATTTATCAGCTCCATAAATAACAGTTAGCTTATCTCCATACTCTAACGATTTAACTAATGAATAGATCTTATCAGACTTTCTTATTTTATCAATATATTTCATAACCTTTATTTTTTATTATACCTTAATATATGATTATTTATTCGGACTAGCAACTATTTTACTAGTTATTTTAAAAAAAAAGCGACCCATTTGAGCCGCTCTTTCCTAATAATAAAAATAAAAATTAAAGTAACTTATATTTCTTTTTGTACTTTTGTATAAAGCTTTTACCTACTCCTAAATCTAATATCTCATCAAACTTAGAAATATGAGAGCTTCTATTTGTAATAAGCTGGTCTGGACTTCTTAAAGTTTTAAAAACTCTTAATCTAATCCTTCCTCTATTTCCTCTTGTTACTGCTACTATTGTTGGTCTAAACATCTAACCAGTATACTAATTCATAAACTAATTCAACTAAAGCAAATCCTAACATTAGAGAAAATAAACCTAGTCCTGCATAAGCAAGTACCTTTATATTATCTACATATTGTTCGTCTGATCTTCCTTGTCGTGATCTATATTGTCTTTTTTTCATAACCTTTATTGTCTATTTGTTTCCGTTACAGCCGCATCCGCAACCACATCCTCCATCTTTCATGCTAAATATTTACTTTTACTTTTCCATAACACTCTTAAAGTGTTCTTAAAAATCTTTTTGCGTCTCGTGTCAGCATAATTTGTACGCAAATCTAATTGTTTGTTATTCGATAACTCCTTCATTAATAATAATTTTTTGTGCTTTTAAATATGTTTTTAATTTGTTAAAAAGAACATTATATTCTTCTATTATAAATAGATCTGAATAACAGATCCTAACTCGATTTACAAACCTTTCAGCAGTAGAAAGTTGGTCGAGATTTTTACAGCTCGACACAACCTTTACTCCCTTATCAACAGCTTCCATAAATGGAATACCGTCCTCTAAATTGCTTAATATATTACTGAACATCCCAACTAACACTATATTCATTTACAAAAGCATCAATAATCTTCTGCTTTCTAACTTTCTCAACCGGATAATCGTAAGTATAATCTTCATAAACTTCAGTCTCACTATTCCATCTTCTACCTTTTCTTACTAAATCAAGATCAAAAGACTTACCAGAATAAGATTTTCTAGTAATTTTAGCTCCTTGAATACTACCTACTCCCCAATCGAATCTTACCTGTAAGTAAGGAAGTCTTTCAGAAGTAATAGTAATACCTTTCTCAAGATCTCTTAAAATTACATCATGCTTATAGTTCTCTCTATCAGTCTGAACTTTATTTATTTCAGCTCTTAACTTACTATTCTCTTCTCTAACTTTTTCAATAGACTCTTTCTTCTCTTCAAAAATTTGATTCATACCAGCTAAAATATCATCTCTAAAGTCTTTAATAACTTTAGCAACTTCTCCCATAAACATATATCTTTCTAACTGAAATTCAGAATACTTATCAGAAGCTGAATAAGAAGATATTCCCATATTAATAAACCTATCTTGATCTTTAGAAGACCAGCTATCGCCATCAAAATAGACAGTAGCTATTCTATCTCTACCATATTTAGTAATAGTCTCGTAATCATCTAACTTATCATTCCATACTTGCTTTTCGTAAGGTTTACCTAAACAAGATATTTCCATATAAGAAGTAGAGTCCTCATAAACTATATCTACTAAATTAGTTTCGATTCCTTCGAAATAACTTTTTACGAAAGCAGATATTTCCATATCTCTTTCCTTTTCGAGGTCTCTCATTTTATCGAAAGCTTTATCTTTTTTAACTTGTAATTTTTCTTCTTTTGCGTTTAACGCGTTTAAAATAGTATTTGACATAACCTTTATTTTTTTATTATACTATAAATGTATGAATAATTTCTCGAACGAGCAACTTTTCCCACAATTATTTTTACTTTTTTTCCGGAAAAGGGGAGATTTTATCTGTCTTCCCTTATCCATTTCCTAATGAACCTTTAAAAACAGAAGAGTTTTCAAAAATAAAATGAACTAACTCTTCAATTCCTACTTCTTCTGGATTATTGCATTCATTCCATTCAGTTTTAACTTCTCTAACGAGTTCTTCAAACTGATCTACTGTTAACCACTCAACAATATTCTCTTTTAGAATCTCTTGTACTTCACATCTTAACCAATTATCAAAAGTATAAGTATTAGTTAATTTTCCGTCTGGAGTTTCCATTCCGTATAATTTACCGTTAGCGTATAACGGATTTAAATCTGTATAATTCATAACCTTTAATTTTATACCTAAATGTATGAATAATTATTCGAATAGACAAGAAAAAAAGGGTTTATTTTT